ATCCAATTGGAATCCTGGTACAGGGTTACGGAAAGCTACGCGGCTCCGATGATGAGTCTTTCCCATGCCCGCTGCAGACTTCTCAGCACGGACAAATCGGGGCGGAGATAGTAGCGGGCGGTTGTCTTGATGTCGCTGTGACCGAGTTGTCGTGCGACCACTGAGATATCGGCTCCCGCAGCGATTGCCAGAGTGCCGAAGGTGTGCCTGAGGTTCCTCGGCGGCACGCAGGGGAGTTTCATGCGTTGGCACCATGACGTGTAATGAGCTGCCACCTGGTTGGCGTTCAGATCGCCGACCAGCCTGCCGGTTCTGCCGTGGCGCAATTGCGCGAGCCGTTTGACTGCGAACCGTGGTAGTGCGACCGTCCGTCGGCTCTGGTCGGTCTTCGGGTCGGTGACCGTTTCATGTCCAGCGACCCATTGCACTGACCTTTTGACGGTCACGGTTCCCCGGCGTAAATCCAAGTCGGCCCATTCAATGCCGACGGACTCGCATCGGCGCAGTCCCGCGCAGACGGAGACCAATAACCAGGATTCCAACGCGTGACCGTAGAAGCCTTTGAGCAGCCGTCTTACCTGTCTGGCGTCGAGCACGCGCGGCTCATACCGCCGCAGGTGCGGCAGTCTGATTTCACGACGTGTCACGTCATTGTCGGTGACTCCCTTGCGATAGGCGAGTCGGAGTATCGCCCGCAGCACGGCCCACGCCTTGCGCGCGGCGCCGGCCTGATTGAACGAGCCGAGCCACTCCTCGATGTCGTTCGCGGTGATCGACTCCATGTCGACGTCAGCCCATTTCGGCTGGATGTGGCAGCGGTAGGCCGACTCGTAGCCCACCCTCGTGCACTCGCGGAGCTTCCCGCAGGAGGGCCACCAGACCTCATTCACAAACGTTCCCAACAACATTTCAACCTCCAAAATCCCACACGTGGTTATCGCGGCTTCCAACGGTAGCCACGTGTGGGATTTTCCTTTCGGAAGGATTCCCAATGAGCCAGGAAACCATCGTCGCAATCGTTATCGCCATCATCGGCAGCGGAGGCAGCGGCGTGTTCGTCACCTGGATTCTGAGCAAGGTCGACCAACGTCACGATCCACTGCATGAGGGCGTCAGGGAACTGTTGTTCTGCAAACTCGAGGCTCTGCACCATCAGATGGTCGATGCAGGTGGTGTTGCGAGCATTCCGTTGAAGCAAAGCGCGGAACGAATATATGCCGCTTACCACGGTCTGGGCGGCAATGGAACCGGAACCTCGATGATCCAAGACATACGTGACGCGCATATCGCGAACACAGATTGAAAGATTCAAAAGATTTCCACACCGTCCGTACAAGGCGGACGGTACGGACAAAGGAAAGGAGAGGAATTGAACATCCTCAACAAAGGCAAGCCGAAACACAAGCGCATGAATCCACGCCGACAATGGCGCAAGCTACTGACCGCGCTCGCGGTCGCCATATCCATGGCGGTCGCGCCGGCCGCGATGGCCGATATGAACGGATACGACATCTCGAACTGGCAGTGCGGCATCGACACCGCGACCGTGCCGGCAGATTTCGTCATCGTCGGCACCACATGGGGATCCGGCGGCGTGTACGGTGGTTGCCTGTCCAACGGCGTCAACACCGACGCGAACCGACAACTCGCCGGAGCCATCAACAGTGGTAAGGAGACCGGCATCTACCATTACGCGCGCGGAGGCAACCCGGAGACCGAAGCCCGGTTCTTCGTCGACAATGTGCGCGGATACGTGCACAAGAGCGTCCTGATCCTCGACTGGGAGGCGCAGGACAACGCCGCCTGGGGCGACAAGCAGTGGCCACGCAGGTGGGCCCGCGAGGTCAAGCGACTGACGGGCGTGAACCCCATCATCTACACGATGGACTCCGGCTACTGGCAGGTCGCCGGCATGGAGACCGAACTGAACTGCGGCATCTGGATCGCACAGTACGCCACGAACCTCGTCACCGGCTACCAGACCGCCCCGTGGAACATCGGAGCGCGCGGCGAGGTGATGAGGCAGTACACGTCCAACGGCAGTCTCAGCGGCTGGTCAGGACGCCTCGACCTGAACAAGTTCCGCGGCGACCGCACGGCATGGCGCAAGTACGCGAACCCTGACGACAAGGGCGCGGCGGATCTGCCGAGTGTCAAGCCGAAACCTCAGCCCACGACCGCTCCGGCGGTCGACCTGAACGCTTTGGCCACGCGCACCATCCGCGGCGATTTCGGCAACGATCCGGCCCGCAGGCAGGCGTTGGGTGGCAATTACGCGGCGGTCATGCAGATCGTCAACAGTCGCCTCGGCGGAGGTTCCGGCGGAACGGCCGCCACGGGTTCGCGTAGCGTCGTGGTCCGTTCCGGTGACACCATGAGTGCTATCGCCGCGAGGACCGGACTCCAGCCGGTGTCCGCCTGGCGTGTACCGAGCGGTGACATCAACAGGATTTATCCGGGACAGATCGTCACCTATGGCGGCACGTCCGTGTCCACCGCTTCGAGCGGGGTCGGAGGCCATGTGGTCCGTTCCGGCGAAAGCCTTTGGAGCATCTACGGCTCCGGCTGGCAGTCGGCTGCCGCACGCAATGGCATCCGCAGCCCATACGTTATCTATCCCGGACAGTACCTGCGCTGAAACTCCCGTTTCCACGACTTTAAGCGTTGTGGAGACGGTTGCCGCAATGTTTAAGGAGGTGAAAAATGGATGAATCCAATAGCCCGCAATCCGATTACCTGCTGCCGGGCAGGGTATACGACATACTCAAGTGGCTCGCGTTGATCGCTTTGCCGGCCGTCGCATGGCTCGTCGGAGCGGTCGGCCCGCAATGGGGACTGCCGCACTGCGGCGAACTCGTTACGACCATCAACGCGATCGGTTTGTTCGTCGGTGCGCTCATCGGCGTGAGCCAGCTCACGTTTGTCAAGGCCGACGAGGACGGCCAGTGATTAATTTTCTGACGTGAGACTCGAACTCGCCCCTCTCTCAGCTTCTATGCTGGGGGAGGGGCCTTTTTCATTTTCCGATGGAAGGCTGCGCGGTTCGACCACATCGACACGATATCGACACGATGACAGTTGCGAACAGTTAATTTCAACAAAGCGAACCACTGCGTATCGTATTGTTAAGAACGTTGGAATTTCAACGTTCTTGACAATGCTCACACCCGGCTACGCTCAGTCATGCCATGCCCGAATATAGCAGGATGTCGCAGGTTCAAATCCTGTCAGCCCGACAACGAAAGTAATGTCCTCCGCATTCGGATAGATTGCGGAGGACATTTAGTTATATACGCGATCGCATCAGTCCTGAATGACGGTGCCGACAATGCCGGAGACGATGGCCATAATCAGCGATCCGATTACGGACCACCAGAATCCATCGATGGTTACTCCCACGTCGAACAGGCTTATGGCCAGCCAAGACGCAAGCTCCATGAACAGCCAGTTGATGATTAACGCGATTAGTCCGAACGAGAGAATCGAAAATGGCAATGCGATGGTGTGCACGATCGGTTTGATCGACGCGTTGATCAACGCAAGGAACAACGCGAACGCGCCGATGCCGAGAATGGGTGGTTCGCCAACGGCGTGCATGCCGGGAAGCAGTGTGACCATGACCCCGGCCGCAATGGTCAAAACCAACCAACGTGAAATGAAATGCTCCATGACAGCATCGTATTACATTGCGTTGTCTTATGAAAAAGGAATGTATTTGTGGAACATGCCAGGAAGACGACCTATGCGAGACGGGCGCGGCGTTTTCCACATGGTTTGGTTACCATGAACCATATGGAAGCACTTCATGAGAACCTGTGGCCGGCACCGTATGCCGGCAAACCGTTGAACGCCACTGTGGTGGTACCGGGCAGCAAATCACTGTCGAACCGTTATCTCATTCTCGCGGCGCTCGGACATCGACCCGTGCGATTGGTCGGTCTATTGCGTTCACGTGACACCGAGTTGATGATGGACGCGTTGCGCGCGTTGGGAGTGCGCTGCGAAATCGACGAGCAGGTTGACACCACGGTTACAGTGGTGCCGCCGTCCGACGGCCGGTTCCACGGTGGTACGAAGGTGTTCTGCGGTCTTGCGGGAACGGTGATGCGCTTTGTGCCCGGTCTTGCCATGTTCGCGGACGGTCCTGTGGCTTTCGACGGTGACGAGCAGGCGTACGCGCGTCCGATGAAGCCGGTGTTGGACGGTCTTGAACAGTTGGGGGCATGTATCGAATACCACGGCGAGGAAGGTCGACTGCCATTTACAATCACTCCACCTCAAACGGTGAGCCAGTGCGCTGAGCCGAGCGTGGTCAGCATTGATTCTTCGGGATCCTCGCAGTTCATTTCAGGACTATTGCTCATCGGCTCTCGAGTGCCAGGCGGTTTGGAACTGCATCACACGGGGGAGAAGACGCCGAGTTTGCCGCATATTCGCATGACCGTGGCCGATCTGCATGGTTCCGGCGTGCGTGTCAACGCAGACGAACACGCTCGCGTGTGGACCGTGCAGCCGGGAGCCGTGCAGTTGCCCGAAACTGTGACGGTCGAACCTGACCTGTCGAATGCCGCCCCGTTCCTTGGCGCAGCGCTCATCGCCGGAGGAACCGTGCGCGTACCTCATTGGCCGGAATCCACTACGCAACCCGGAGGCATGCTTCCGGGATATTTGGAACGTATGGGAGCCGAGATCAGCTTCCCGGTGATTGACGACGTCCGGTACTGCGAAGTGACCGGCAACGGTCATGTCAGCGGCCTAGGTGATTTCGACTTGACGGCGGCAGGTGAGATCGCGCCGTCGCTTGCAGCGATTCTGGTTTTTGCGGACAAGCCTACCCGCATGATCGGCATCGGTCATTTACGAGGGCATGAGACGAACCGTCTGGAGGCTTTGGCCAACGAGATTACGCGCGTTGGGGGAGCTGCCCACGAACTGCCCGATGGATTGGAGATAACCCCTGTGTCGGCGAATCGTCTTAGACCATCCGTGATGGAGACTTATGCCGATCATCGTATGGCCACATTCGCGGCGATGCTTGGCCTACGCATCAAAGGCATCCAAGTGAAGAACGTCGCCACGACGGCGAAAACCCTACCGAATTTCGTGGATCTGTGGAATGACATGCTTGTTTGACGGATATGCAAAAGTGACGTCGGGGGACGTTCGGTCCGTCTGACGAGAGCGGACTTGTTTCCGTAACATAGCGGAAGGGGCTTTCCACAAGAATAGTTTGTGGAAAGCCCCTTCCGCTATGCGTCAAGCCTGCGGGCTCACTCCCATTCGATGGTTGCCGGCGGCTTGGAAGTGCAGTCAAGCACCACGCGGTTGATCTGACGGCATTCGTTGGTAATACGCGTCGAGATGGTGGCGAGCACGTCGTACGGGATACGCGACCAGTCGGCGGTCATGGCGTCTTCGGACGACACCGGACGCAACACGATCGGCGAGCCGTAGGTGCGTTCGTCACCCTGCACGCCCACGGAATGCACGTCGGCAAGCAGCACGACCGGGCACTGCCAGATGTCGCGGTCGAGGCCGGCCTTGGAAAGCTCCTCACGTGCGATGGCATCAGCTTCGCGCAGCAAGTCAAGACGTTCCTTGGTGATTTCGCCGATGATGCGGATGCCGAGACCCGGACCCGGGAATGGCTGACGCCAGACAATCTCATCCGGCAGACCGAGTTCGGTGCCAATGGCGCGCACCTCATCCTTGAACAGGGTGCGCAGCGGCTCGATGAGCTGGAATTTGATGTCCTTCGGCAGGCCGCCCACATTGTGGTGCGATTTGATGTTGGCCGCGCCATCGCCGCAGCCGGACTCTACGACGTCCGGATACAGCGTGCCCTGCACGAGGAATTTGACTTCCTTGCCGGAGGCACCGGCCTCTTCGATGACCTGACGCTGCGCCTTCTCAAAAGTGCGGATGAACTTCTCTCCGATGATCTTGCGCTTCTTCTCCGGCTCGCTCACGCCCTTCAACGCGGTGAGGAAGTCTTCGGAGGCGTCCACGGCGATGAGCTTGATGCCGGTGGCCTTGACGAAATCATGCTTGACCTGCTCGGCCTCGCCCTTGCGCAGCAGGCCGTGGTCCACGAATACGCAGGTCAGCTGATCGCCGATGGCCTTGTGCACCAGCGCGGCGGCGACGGCGGAATCGACACCGCCGGACAGGCCACAGATCACCTGTGCGTCGCCGACCTTCTCGCGGATCTTCGTCACCTGGTCGTCGATGATGTTGGATGCGTTCCAGTTGTCACCAAGGCCGGCGCATTTGTGCAGGAAGTTCTCGATGAGCTTCTGGCCCATCGGAGTGTGCTTGACTTCCGGATGCCACTGCACGCCGTACAGTTTGCGGGACTCGTCCTGCATGGCGGCGACCGGTGCGCCTTCGGTGTGGGCGAGCACTTCGAAGCCTTCCGGCGCGGTCTTGACGGCCACGCCATGGCTCATCCACGTGCTTTGCTCTGCGGGAGAGCCGTCGAGCAGACCCTCCGCCTTGTCGATGGTGGTTTCCGTTTTGCCGTATTCGCCCAGGGCGGCCTTGTCGACATCCGCGCCCAACGCGTATGCCATGGCTTGGAAGCCGTAGCAGATGCCGAGCACCGGAACGCCCGCGTCGAACAGCTTCTTGTCGACGCGCGGAGCGCCCGGTTCGAACACGGAAGCGGGGCCACCGGACAGGATGATGGCCTGCGGATCCTTGGCCAGCATCTCATCGACCGGCATGGAATGCGGCACGAGCTCCGAATAAACATTGGCCTCACGCACGCGACGTGCGATCAGCTGGGCGTACTGGGCTCCGAAATCGACAACGAGCACAGGACCTGCAGCCATAACACTCTCCCTTTAATATGAGGTATCAAGAAACGAACAATACTAACTGCTCTATTGTGACGTTGCAAGGAGACATTGGAAACACGTGAACGGAGAATGAGCGAATCTCACAATTGCTTACTCCCACCTACTCAACACGCCGCGTGTGTATCTAGGGAAACGAACGTGGGAAACATGTGTTAACCGACTAAAAACGTTGATTTTGAGCCGTTTTTCAATCTTTTTGATAGAGTGTGAAGTACGCACAAAAATCCCGATAAAAGCACACATTTGCGTACAGAAAAATAACAATTGAACACACAGTCGCAAAAAAACAGCAAAAAGTCGAACCGCGCTCGTAATATGTGCAAGTGACTGGAAATGAGGCATGCCGCGTAACCGCAAGGTTTTAGGCATGGCTCATGACCTAAGGAAATAAACAATCGCACATCACAGTGCAGGAGTACAGGAGTACACATGACGAGTCCTGTTATTGGCACCCCTTGGAAGAAGCTGAACGCTCCGGTTTCCGAGGAAGCTATCGAAGGCGTGGATAAGTACTGGCGCGCAGCCAACTACCTCTCCATCGGCCAGATCTATCTGCGTAGCAACCCGCTGATGAAGGAGCCTTTCACCCGCGAAGACGTCAAGCACCGTCTGGTCGGTCACTGGGGCACCACCCCGGGCCTGAACTTCCTCATCGGCCACATCAACCGTCTCATTGCTGATCACCAGCAGAACACTGTGATCATCATGGGCCCGGGCCACGGCGGCCCGGCTGGTACCGCTCAGTCCTACCTGGACGGCACCTACACCGAGTACTTCCCGAACATCACCAAGGATGAGGCTGGCCTGCAGAAGTTCTTCCGCCAGTTCTCCTACCCGGGTGGCATCCCGTCCCACTACGCTCCGGAAACCCCGGGCTCCATCTGTTCTCCCTTCCTATCTGGTTTTAATGGAATCTTCGCTTTTGATCGGCCCACTTATCGATGTCGATATCTTCGTGAGATGTCTCAAAATCGCTTACAACTTCTGGGTCTTTGCTGAGTTCATCCGCATCGGCGATGATCTGCGCCAGAGGTGTTCGCAACGCCGTCGAAATGCGTTGCAATTGCTCATAATCGGCAACGGTGTTCAGTTCGAGGATCCTCCGTAACGTCCCGTAGGGGACGCCTGATTTCTCAGCGAGCGACTTTACTTTCAGTTCTCTTGTCGCCATTGCCCGTTTGATCGCTATCGACAGCGCCTTTGATTCGATAGTCGGGATTTTCTTTCCTGTTGCCATGTGTTTAGATTACGTCATTTTCCCCGTTTTTTGTCTCATATGAGACACGCCGAGTTTTGCATAAGGCAAATATTTATTTATCATGTCTCATATGAAACAAATAAGTCTTAAATAAAACTTTGGAGGTTTGGTTTGAAGCAAATTGAAAATGTGACATCTCGACAAATTGGTGATGTCCTCAAGAGCACCATAAAACACGCTGGGCTCACGCAGGATGAGGTCGGAATAAAGGCAGGCATTCCACGCAACAGTCTCAACCGCAAACTCAATGGCGGGACGTTCAACTTCGACGAGCTTGCCCGCATCAGCCAAGTCACCGGACGCAAGCTCTCCGACATCATCAAAGACGCCGAAGCGCTCGCCGACGGAAGCGATCGAAGAACAGAATCAGGCGCTCGCCGATGCGCTGGAAAACGCGACAGCCAACAATGCCAACAGCAAGGAGGAGAACTGAAATGAACACGTCGTTCGATATCACCGACATCGACTGCGCGCCCAAAGAACTCGAGGACGCTCTGGGCGTGAGCGGGAGAACGCTCTTCGACCCCACGGAGCATCCGATCCATGTGGACATATGGGACGGCAAGGCATACGTGACCTTGGCTGAAATGATCGAGCTCGAAGGCGACGCACTGCGCCACTTCCTGGCTATCGTCTTTCCGGCATCGCCATCGGCAGGCCCATACGTTCCGTCGCCTGCGGGGAATCGAGCCAACTGATGATGACATTATCCGCTCGCCCAAGAACGGCGGCGACGAACTCGAACTTGCGCGACGACCCCTTTGCCATGTCGCCCAACACAACCGGTTCGCACCCATCGGCCTCCAAGCGCACGTCATACGCGTCGAACGTGTTGCGGTTCCTGATCACGAACATGACGTTGTTCGGGCTCGGACTTGGATGCTCGATGACCCAGTCCGGAACGGACACCTTGCGTTCCAATAGATTGACCTGCCTATGCAGCGAATCCGAAGAGTCCCGCATGGCGTCCAGTTGCTCCGAGAACAGCGAGAGACGTCTTTCGAACCTTTCCGTATCGGTCCTCCCACTATTCGCGGCCCTTCTCCCGGTGATGACCCAACCGGCGACGGATACGCCGATAGTCACCACCCATCCAGCGATGGTCACCCATAACCCATTCATCGATTCTTCTCCTAACTGTTCGGCCCGCACGTCGCAAATGCGGGATGACACCGATTTTAGGAGAGGGCCGGGCGGTTCTCCTAACGCCGCCCGGCATCACACACGCAAAGGAGGCGCGTGATGGATGACAAAGAGGTGTTCGCCGCATTGGCGGCGGCGTTGAAGCCGATGAACACAACGAAGGACATCGCGGACAACTGCGGCATCAAGGAAGGCACCCTGGCGTACTGGCGTAGCGCGGGCATCGGCCCGAAGTTCGTGAAGGTGGGACGAATCGTCATGTATCCGAAGGAGCAGATGATCGCCTATTTCGCGCAACACCTGTACCAGTGCACGGCCGAATACGAGGAAGAGGTGGGCGCGTGATGACCGACAACGACTGGCGTACCGATACCCCGTGGCCTGATCCATGGGAAGAAAAGGAGGACAAATGAGCGACATCCGCAAAGCCTGCGTCGAAGCGATATTCAGGGGATTTGAGGACGAGGGCGACGCCATCCGTCCGGCCTATGCCGACGGGTGGGACGACATCGAAGCAAGGCGTTCGCTCGGTCGCATCGTCGGATACATCGACCTCGACGTGGCCGGCCTCGTGGACATCGTCATCGACACCATCAACAAGGAGCTGTGATGGAATCAATGCCTCTGGCTGTTGGTCAGGCACTGCTCGACTTCGTCGTTGCGACTGGCGCCGTGCTCCGTAGTGTAAGCGACGTGGACCGTCACACGACAGGATCCACGTCCGAAGTAGGTGAAGCCGGGTTGGGCGTTCAGACGGTCGATGCCGGCCTGGTCTTCGAATATCTGCTTGGAGAAGAACTCGCTTTCGAGCGCGACCTCTCCGAACGGCGCAACCTCGTCGACGTGCCGTTGCGTAACGGTCTGGTCTTTGAAACGGACGAACACGGACACGTCTCGTGCTATGTCGGGGCAATCGTTGACAAGGAAGACGGTCGAGGTTTCTCCATCGTATTCGACCCGCCACTTGTGGACCGTCTGG